CCGGCGATCCGAGGTGGAAACGTACCCGGAGGAGCTCAGGCGACATCGCCCGCTGCTCTTCTTGCTAGTGCCCATGCTTGGTTTATATCACCCCTTTTTCCTTTGTTAAGAAATTGGTGTGAGATGACTAAGTCTAATTGGGTTATTAACAGGATAGAACAGTGGGGCTCGAGGCTATGGGTTTGGGAAGATTCCCTGCCCTTAGCACCGAGCTCACCTGGGTGCCCCTTCGACGCAACGAACCATCTTGGTCGTCTTGGGTTCAAAGAGGAACCTGCAGGCAAGCTTCGAGTCTTTGCCATGGTGGATCCATTTACTCAGTGGCTGTTTCAAGGCTTACATAGCACCTTGTTTCAGTTGCTTTCATTAATTCGGCAGGACGGTACCTTCGATCAATTACGACCGATTTATCGTCTGATTGCTTGGAAAAATCGGATCGAGCTACAAACTCGGTCCAAGATTTCCTTGCATTCATTCGATTTATCTGCTGCAACGGATCGGATACCTATCGTCCTACAGAAAACCCTTCTGGCCCCCTTCCTAACAAGTTGGGGGGCTGAATTGTGGGGGTCCCTATTGATTGGTCGGAAGTACCATTGCGGGAAGTCATACTCTTCTAACTTTGAAGGAAAGAAATATTCTTTCAAGTTATCGGAGGATGGTTTTCTCGTATATGGAACCGGTCAACCAATGGGTGCTCTGAGTTCGTGGGCTATGCTGGCATTCATCCATCATGCGTTCGTTCAGTGGTCTGCCGTCATGGCAGGTAAGGTGAGGTTAGGAACAGGTTGGTTCGCAGGCTATGCCATCTTGGGTGATGACGTAGTCATAGCTAGCCGGTCTGTAGCCAAGCAATACGAGCAATTAATGCATCGTATGGGTGTAGGAATCGGAGCTCATAAATCTATGATCTCCGGTTCGGGCTCTACCTTAGAGTTTGCGAAGCGGACATTCCATAATGGAATGGACGTTTCTCCAATATCCTTCCGGGAGTTCGTCGTAGGTCGGCAATCCTTTGCCGGTCTCCTCGAACTTGTTCGGAAGTACTCATTAACCCTAGGACAGACGATGTCGGTCCTGGGCTATGGGTATAAGGCGAAAGCCTCTGCATCCCAGCGTTTAGTATTTATTTCCAAACGGTTGCGTAATTACATACTGGCTTACTATGGTCCCGCAGGCCCTGCCTATCGGGGATTGGCGTTTTGGTTACCGATGAAATCGGTCTCCTCACGTTACTCCTCTGTGGACAGGGTCGAAAGTCTCGTTTTACGATTCTTCCAGAATGAGATCTCTCTCATTCTGTCAAAGCTAGATGATATGACTCCCTTGTTAAAGGAGGCCTATCGTCTAGGGACTGTAAAACGGGACCGGGAGCACTATATGTCTCAAGCCCGCTCTAATAAGGCTGCCTGGGTAGAGGTACTGCCGTCCCCTGTGGAAGGGGGACGTCAGGATTCCCACCCCGGGATCGAGAGAACAACTCCGTTGTTCATCATCGATTCTCTAAATGAGACAGTATATAGAGAGCGATTCCTTGACGCATATATTGCTGCACGGGATCTACGAACCAAACTCGAAGAAATCATCCTGACATCTCTTGACTGGGGTGTTATGGAAGAACTCTGGGCTCAGTTTCGAGAAATTGAAACTGAGCTTGGGGCGTTACCGCTTCCTCGGAATATACATAAGACACCTAGGGATAATATCCCTAAGGATCAGATGGGTATTCTTAAGAAGTGGTACCGCTACTCGAGCCTGTTCCGACAATCCGGTATCCCAGCTGGTTTTGTATAGGGAGTAATCCCTATACAAGGAGATGGTGGCCTACCCAGAGCGCTCTGTGCTGCCCGGGGTAAGACCCTTGGGATGTGTGTGTTACTCCATTCCGTAGCGCACCCTTGGGCACCCAGCAACTGCTGAAGGTGAACCCTATGAGTTAATGGTAAAACGGGGTTTATCATTTCTCTTATGTAGGGGGCTAGGAGGGGAATGACTTTAATAGAGTCGTAACAGTGGGCGAGCAGACGGCGGTTAAGGATTCGTCCTGAGACTGATTAGGTCTGAAGGCTACTGGTTCTTTTATCCTAGTCCTCTACATGTAGAGGTCTCTGGGATCCAATAGGCTGCTCGGTCTATATAGGGGGATCTAAGGGAGGAATCCCTTAGGTCCTCAGGCTTCATGATCCTAAAGGAGGATCATGATTCTGATAGTCCTATATAGATTGCCGACTCAGGGGGAGTCGGATCTCTTCTAACCCAGCGGTTTCTTCGCTATTCTAAGGACCCCATTGGAGGGTAATCCTTAGAACAACATTTTTGAAACGCATCTGAGCGTAGCGGGGGCGGGAAGTAGCCT